TTTAACACTTGACAGAGGCGAAAACACGGTCCGGCCGGCCGGTAACTTAGTATAAGGAATAGAAAATAACTAAGGCGTGAAAGTCAGTGTATTTTGAAGATCCTTCTCGGTCCATGCATCAGGCAACATGGTACCTGAACCCTGGTTCAACAGTTCCAAACCCAAGGTGTGTAGTTCCCTAGACATATGTCCTGGGAATACAGCATATGATGCCTTCCTGGCACCTGGGTTGCTAATCTTTACAAATATAAAACTGACACCTCCATGCTTTGTATGAGCATAATGCCATGCAATTTGTTTTGGCGATATGATAACTTTTTGTAACTTATTACATTTTAATTCGATCCAAAATTGTATGCCTTGATTAGTGCTTAAATCTTTGAAAACTCCAAATAAATCAGGTACACCAGGTGATGCCCATGACTCTATTCTAGTCCAGTTAACATTGGGAGTCTTATTTTTAATTTCTTGCCAAAATTTCTTTTCAGGACGCACTACTAACTTCCTTTTTTGTTAATATTTTATGGCAATTTGAACACAAAATATCACACTTTTTTACCTCTTTGACTATGTTATCGAGCTGTACCCAACTGCTTTTTCTAATATTTGACACATTATTACACTTACTATTTCTATCACGATGATGAAATTCTAAAGCATAAGGACTCTCCTTGTAGCCACATTTTTGACAACCTTTACTTAATTTATAATTGTTTAAATAATTAGATACTTTGTCATACAGATTCTTTTTGTATAATTTCTTTTTAGCTAAATTCTTTTTAAAACTATTTGGCTCTCTCCAGTTCTCTTTAAAATATCCATCTCTTTTTAATCTTACTGTTATGTAACCATCAAATATATAACCATCTTCTCTAGCATCACCACAAACAAAAAAAATGTTAGTCTTGGGATTCAATCTCTTCATGAGGTACGTCTACAATTACTTCCGGAAATCTATTCCTTAGATCTTTGAGCCTATCTGCTACCTCGACCTTACTCATCTTATCAATTGACCCAGTCAATATCTCTTTACGATCTATGTATAATCCAGCAGCTCTTCCTCGTGAAACTTCTGCATTAACAGCTGCCGAGTAATTTTTTTCTGACTCTGCATTTTTACTTAACTCATCTAATCTCTTCATATGTCTTGTCATATTAGACATATACTTTTTGTGAATTTCTTCTCTTAATAAGGATATATAATTAGCAACTTTTGGAAACTCTTTAGCTGATTGCAATCTACTAGCATATATTCTAGCTGTCTTTTTTGGATAACCGGATAATATAGCACATTCAGTTGCACTTTTATCTCCATCATATCTGACTAAAAGCTCTGCAAACTTTCTTTGTTTCGAAGTTATTTTAATTTCAGTTAATTGACTCATTTTACAATGTATAGGATGTTTTTAACAGAAAACATATATAATGTCTCAAAAAATTCTTTTACGCTGGCTTTATAGGTTACACCAGTTACACCTTGGTTACACCATAGTGTAACCCATTTCTTAAGCTGGATAAGGGTTACAGAAGCGGTTACACCGGTTACACCATTTTCAACATTTTTTCTAAAATAATTTGTAAATATATTTCTATGCATTCTATACTAAAAAAATTTAGGATCTAACATTAACAATTCTTTAGGAATATACATATGACGTCTCATAGCATTAAATCCTTTACGAACCAGTTCCTGCCACACTTCTGACTTTACAATGACATCATTTTTGGGGTTGAGAAAATGCAATGTTACTCTGCCACATTTGTGACAATGTTTAACTTCCTTGATTGGACTGTTTGGCAGTGAATAAGAGGACATTGTCTCCCTCCAATTGTTTTAATTTATGTTTAATAACGTTTTTATCAAAAATATTGTACTTTGCAAGTAAAGCAAGCGCCCTGGCGCTCTTGTTTGTAGGGCGCAAGCCTTTGATTAGTCGATCTAATAATTTCTTTTGGACATCTGTTGTTGTATACACTTCATTATCCTTCCTGGAATTTCGGACTTCACCTACTTATCCAGGAAGTTATTATACAACAAATTTACATTTGTCGCAAGATTACCCTCCAAACTTGTAATTATCAGTTCTTTTACAAGGTTCGCAGAATCTCTGTAACACAGAAGATATATCAAATTTTTGATAACATAAATTACATCTACGTTGACCAATCTTCTCTGATGCAGGCATATATCTCTTTATCTGCCTGTGTTTAAATTTTGGTGTATGACCATTTTTAATCCTTATCCTATGTAATCTACCCGCAACCGAGTTCTTACTTTTGTTCATTCGTATGGCAATATCTCTTACCCTTACACCTTTTTGATCCAATTCAATAAGTCTCGCATTATCTTCATCGCTCCACATGTTTTCCACGTCCATAAATCTCTCCTTTTTGTTATTTTGTTCACGAACCACACATCATCAACATCACTGTAGACATATGTAATCACTTTATCTTTCTTAATAGTGTTATAATATATAGTCAAAATGGTGGCTCCTCCCCTTTTTTAATATCTACAATAGGTTTACTCTGGATAAATTTTGTAGTTTTGGAAACATTCCGGATCAAGCAATGGTCCGTAATAGATCGACAAGGAATCTTCAACGCCCTCTGTCCACGTTTGGCGATAATACTTATCTTCCTTGAGTTCCCCTTGTGAGTTACAAACCTTACACTGCTCAATGGATTGTTCCGCCTCGAATCTAAGCTTATGATACCCATTACCCTTGCACTCGTGACATATTATTGCCATTTTTACCCTCCAATTTTTTTATCTCTTTTTCTACTAATTGTTCAATATATCCACCTACTGTCTGATAACTATGTTTTGCTAATTTTTTAATGTTATCATGCACCTTAGGTTTAATTGCTATCGTGGCATATCGTGATTTCATTACCTTCTCCATGTATCTTCTCCTTTAACATATGTTTTGCGATCAGTTGCCAACCAACCAATTACACCGTAATGTTGTGAATTGTAAATTTGTAACCAAATTAAAGTTGGTTCTTTTTTTCTAAAATAATTAAATATCTTCTTTATCATTCTTACCTCCTAATACTATATCACCTGCAATTGCAGCATAACCTGCCATATCAACAAAATGATCTTTCACTGCTTTTCTTGATTTAGTTCTACCAATCTTTAACAACACCATCATTATTGCTACTTCATCAGCAGTAATAGGCATGTTTAAATATGCACTCCATAAATCAGCTATGTTGTTATTATTGCTTACGCACTCACCATGAGTAAATTCACGAGACGCTACGGCCTCGTTAGCTTCTTCTAATATATCAGTTTTTACATCATCCGACATAATCATACCTCTTTCTCATTATTTTATGTAATCGTTCCCAATGCATACGATCAGAAACTTCTTTCCAACTTGTGCAATCTCTTTTTGCACGTTTACCTGCTTCGAAATAAGCAGCATAAATTCTTTCTTTTAATCTTCCTGAATAATAACTTTTACTTTTTGCAGGAGTTTTTATACGAGCCATTGATACCAACCACTCGAAACAATTTGCCAGGTTATAAATAAAATTACAACACTAGCCATGTAAGGTTTACCATACAAAAGTAATGTCATTAAAACTAACAAGTAACCAATATACAACATTACTTATCCTTATATCTATTCATTAAATTTTCATCGGTGCTATCATCAATGAAATAAGTGTAACCATTTAATTCCACCATAAGAGCATCTTTATCTGTTATGATAATAGTTATCTTACCAACTTTTATTTCTGTGCGTTCCATACAAACCTTTCTTTCTTTGTGAGTAGGGGGGTTCTTTGACTACCCCCAACCTTTTCCCGACAAGTCAAACTGTTCTAGCTTAACTAGTACTTCAGTACCAACTCTCACACCCTCAGTCATGCGACCATACCTTGCGAGAACCGTGCCTTACTACCTTGTTACAGTTGTTCAGCCATACTCCGAGAATGTTGCACCATCCTCATTTAAATACCTTATATAATATCTTATAACTTATTGCAACCATTCTTTTAAATCTTCACCTAAAATTGTTGATGCTAGATTTATCTTGGTTTTCAGGGCTTTTATGATGTTCTCATCAATAGTTTTTCTTGCAACAAGATCTATGTATGTTGCTTTTGATGTCTGACCAATCCTATGTATACGATCTTCAGACTGCATTCTAACTTCTAAATCATAACTGTTAGAATAATAAATAATAGTATGTGATACAGTTAAGTTCAAACCATAACCACCTGTTCTAGGATTAGCTACAAGATACTGGAGCTCGGAGTCAGGGGCCATGAAGCGTGATAAAATATCCTCTCTATCTTGCTGCTTGGTGTCTCCATAAAAACTCTCGGTACTTTGCGGTCCGTACTTTTTACGAAGAGCAGTAGTTAAATGTTTTATGTTATGTCTGTAGTTAGCCCAGATAATTACTTTACCATCTACCTCATCTAAAATATCTAATAACGTTTCCAGTCTAGGTATCTTACCTTTCGCATCATGTAAATCAACGAGCCTACCGTCATCGGTAGTCATAAATCCACAGGTAACTTGATGAAGTCTCATCAGCTGTGTCAATGCAGAAAACGTCGTCATCGAACCTTCTTTAAGTTCAGCAACAGCGTATTCTTTTAGTTGATGATAAGCATCTATTTGTTTTGCACTCAGCTCAACCTCTCGTGTCATGTAAATTTTATCCGGGAGATCAAGACATTCATCTTTGAGTACCCGGTAGGAAAATGTATCAATTAATTTTGTCAGCTCATCTAAATTTTTATAACTAACAATCATATTAAATTGGTGTGAGCCACTGATACGTCTTTTTACCATTACACAGTAACGGGACTTAAACGTCCAGAACGATGGTTGGTCGAGGAACGCCGGATCGAGAAACTCAGCTTGTGAATAAAGATCGAGGGGACTTTTAGTAACAGGAGATCCTGTAAGAATTCTACGGTACTGTGCCATCTTACTTAATTTAACAACAGACTTTGTTCTAGCAGCTGTTGGTGTCTTAATAGTTGTGGACTCATCGATAGCGAATAAAGATCGATGACCAAGTAAAAACTTTGTAGCAATGTCTTGGCCTTTCTTTGTACTGAAAGCTTCGATGTTCATCAGAAATATTGTCAAGCAATCTTTTTCTTCAAACAAGAAATTTAGTTCTTCCTTTTCTTTCTTTGTTGGATTAGGATTCCACACCACAATTTTATACATGACATGATCTGGCATATGTCTTTGTATTTGTTCATTCTTCCAGTTTGTATAGACGCCTTTAGGAGCAACAATCAGTGCCCCGTTTATAGATCCATTGTCATATAACATGGCAATGTTATCAATCAGCACCTTAGATTTACCGGTGCCCATCTCCATAAAATAAGCAAAGCTTTCCTTGTTCCAGGAGCATCCAAGCGCTTTCAATTGATGTTCGAAAGGCTTAGTTTTAAATTTATAATTTAAATCCATTATTTCTACATTCTTATTTATTTGAATTTCGTATCAGAATCAAATATAAAATAAGGTGTAAAAAGTTTCTCCTTTTTACAATAGGCAAATAAAGGAATGCGAGGGAGCCTAAAAACTCCCTCCGACTTTAGAAGGAGAGACGGAAAGAAATAATGACGGTTTTTATTATACAGAAAGTTCCTCGTAGAGATTATAGTTCTGCGAAGAAGTATGGAGAGTTAAAAGGTGTAGTGCCTTATCATGAACAAATTGCATTATCACCAGGACCTGTTGTTTTTGCAGCTAATAAAATTTTAAAAAATTTTTGTAATGATGATTTCTTGCTATTGGTAGGTGACCCTAGTATAATAGGAGCGTGTTGTGCAATTGCCAGCCGATACAATAACGGACGATATAAAGTTCTGAAGTGGGACAGACAGTTAAGTAAGTACTTCCCGATAGAATTTAATATCTTAATATAAGGAGAAACGATGAACGAAATATTTGATTTAATCAATGAGAAAGATAATTTAAATAAAGTTAATGATGCAGACCTGAGTGAAATGGGTCAGCTATGTAAGCAACTTGTTGAAATGAAACAAGATGTAAAGAAAACTGATTTAGAATTAAAAGCTAAAAAAGAATCCTTACAAGAATTACAAAATAGAATAGCTAATGCACTAAAAGATAAAAATTTATATTCATTTAAATTAATGGATGGATCTACAGTGACATGGAAAGAAAAAATTCGTGCACATATTACACCTGAGAACATTGATAATGCATATACATTTATCAGGGACCAGGGTGCAGGGGACTTGATTAAAAATGAAGTCTCATTTAGTTTCGGAAGAGGACAAGACAACCAAGCGCAACAAGTCAAAGACATGTTTCGTAAGGAAGGATTAGAACCTTCAGAGAAAGAGGGTATTCAATGGAATACTCTAGATGCCTGGGTAAGAGAGTCATTACAAAAAGCTGCGGAAAAAGGTGAGTCTTTTCCCGAAGAAACTTTTGGTGTCTTTCGAACCAACGACGTAACAATAAAAACATAAAAGGAGTAACTTATGAATCAAACGTCAACTGCAAAAAAACCTAACAATGCACTTGCAGAAGTGTTTTCGTTAGCAGAAGCCAAACAAGGAGACGGTTTATCTAACGTCAGTACCAAAGATGTTATGATACCTCGTATCAAACTACTACAAAAAATGTCCCCGGAGTGTGATAATGCTTCACTTCCTGAAGCAAAAGCAGGACATATATTTAATTCTGCATCACAAAGCGTTTACGATGGACCTACTGGTATAAGAGTAGTGCCTTGTGAGTACATTCGAACATATGTTGAATGGGCTCCAGAGGGTTCAGGTAACAAAGCTCCTGTAAACATACATCCTGCTACCTCAAATGTTATGAGCTTAGCAAAAAAATCTCCTACTGATAATCGTTACTATTTAGATAATGGTAATTATGTAGAAGAGACAGCCAATCACATTGTTTTAGTCTTAGATGATAAAGACAATGTAGAGTCTCGTGGCATACTGACGATGAAATCGTCTCAGTTAAAAAAGTCTCGTCAATGGAATTACATGATGATGACTGCTACAATGGAAGGTGGTGGTAAAACCATAACACCTCCCTCTTATGCAATTGTGTATAAATTAAGTACACTGCAAGAAGAGACCAATGGTAAAAAATACTATGGGTGGACTGTAGCAAAAGAAGGTTTTGTTCCTACAAAAGAAATCTTTACGACGGGTGAAAGTTTTGCTTTAGCTTTCCGTCAAGGAGATGTGCTTGCTTCACCAGAGGGTGATGAACCTAAAAAACTGGAAGCAAGTTCTGGAAAGGAACATTTTTAGTCACCTGCCGGAAGGGTTAATCGGAGATACATTAGACTTCGTAAGGTAGTAAGAGTTCCGGTGGGTTTTCCTCCCAGAAACAGCTCTTCCTATCAAACTAATGCGGGGCAAGTTTTGTCACTTGCCCCACTAAAATTAAAAGGAGAAACATGGAACGATTTAAAAATATATTTGAAGGATTGCACCGGGCTTATGGTACATTCAAGGAAGAAGATCAGGACGAGAACGGCAAGAAAAAAGGGAAAGCTTACATCATTAAAGCTCCCGTTACAGACCAGCTTTGGGAAGATCATCTTTCTGGCAAAGCAAGCTTGGGAATTATTCCTATTCGTGATGACTCAAAGTGCAGGTGGGGTTGTATTGATATTGATTCTTACACTTTGGATCATAAACAAATTATTGACAAGCTAAATGAATTTAAAATACCACTTGTATGTTGCAGATCTAAAAGTGGTGGAGCACATCTATTCTTATTTCTTACAGACTTTGTTGAAGCTAAGAAGCTTCGTAACAAACTTGTCGAGTTAGCAGGTGAGCTAGGCTATGCTGATTGTGAAGTTTTTCCAAAACAAATTGAGATCCGTGCCGATAGAGGTGATACGGGAAACTTTCTTAATCTGCCTTATTTCGCTGGCGACGACAGTTTTCGTTACGCTTTTACTGATACAGGTCTTAGTTGCACATTGGATAATTTCTATTCAATCGTGGATAAAAAAGCTGTCGATCCAAAGAATTTATCTAAGATTAAAGTTGTTCGTAGCAACCAAAAGAAATTAGAGGAAGGACCACCATGCTTAGAAACATTAATGAACATGGGTATACCAGAAGGTGGCAGAGATAATGCTTTGTATCAATATGCTGTGTACGCAAAGAAAGCATATCCGGATGCATGGAAAGATAAAGTAAATGAATTTAATTCTAAACATATGGATAGGCCTCTTGGTTTTTCACAAGTGGAGAAAACAATAAAGCAACATGAGAAAACTGATTATCAATACAAATGCAAAGATCAACCAATGTGTGCAGTATGTAATGCACCTCTTTGCAAAGCAAGAAAATTTGGAATCGGAGATAACTATGATGTTATTATTTCTGATCTTACTAAGTTGGAATCTGACGAGTCTATGTGGTTCTTAAATGTAGATGGTAAGAGAATGTCATTGAACACAGAACAATTATTTGATCAACAAAAATTTAGAAGAGCGTGTATGGATTATCTAACCATACTACCTATGGCTATGAAAGCTAATGACTGGACTGTAAAGGTCAGAACATTATTAGAAAATGCAGAGATAATACCTGCTAAAGAACATTTTGATACAACAACCTTTGGTAAGTTTGATGAACACTTTAGTACTTTTATTTTTGAGCAGGGGGCAGGGCTCGAGATGGATGAAGTTATAACCGGGAAATGTTTTACAGAAGAAGGTAAGACTTATTTTAAAATGGTACATCTAGAATCTTATCTCAGTAAAAAAAGATTTACAGAAATGAAAACCATGCAGATCGTACAAAGACTACGAGACATGGAAGGTGGTTCTACATCAAGAAAAATATTAGGTAAGACAGAGAGACTATGGTTCGTTCCTCAAATACAAAGAGAAGAGAAATCTTTAAAAAGACCAGAGATAAATGATGCAGCACCTTTCTAAAAAATTTCCGTTAGATATACAAAAGATTAGCAAGGAAGAAACACGTTCGTACTTTGAAAATAAAACAACAACTATCTTTGGACCACCAGGTACAGGTAAGACTCACACTTTACTAAGCATTGTAGAAAAACATTTAGACGAAGGTTACCGGCCGGAAGAAATAGGTTACTTCGCTTACACTAAGAAAGCAGCTAACGAAGCAATTGACAGAGCTACAAGCAAATTTGAATATGAAGAAAAAGACTTTGAGTGGTTTAGAACTTTACACAGCATGGCTTTTAAACAATTAAATTTAACGACCAAAAGTGTTATGAAAGATAGGGACTACAAGGTTCTTGGCAAGACGTTACAGATAAAAGAATTTTTAAATGCAAACAATCAGATAGAAGATAACGGACAAAGTATGCAGAAAAATCCTTTTATGCGTATCATAGAGTTAGCAAGAAATAATATGGTAAACATAGATACACAATGGAGAAGATCTCAAGGCCATGTAGAAGGTGGTTTTGAAGAATTAGAAAGAATATTTGAAACATACATAAAGTACAAACAAGAACATGAGCTTTATGATTTTAATGACATGTTATTAGAATTAGTAAATGAGGGTGTTGTTCCCTCATTACCAGTCATCATAATAGATGAGGCTCAAGATTTAAGTATGCTTCAGTGGTACGCTGTAATTCTTTTAGCGAAAAGCACAAAACATATTTACATAGCCGGTGATGATGATCAAGCAATATTTAAATGGGCAGGTGCAATACCAGAAATGTTAATGCGTACACCTGGTAACAAAAAGGTTTTAAATCAATCATTTAGAATACCAAAACGAGTGTATGATGTAGCAGAATCAGTAGCAAATAAAATTAAAGTTAGAGTAAAAAAAGAATGGTCACCAACATCAAAGACAGGTGATGTATCACATTACTCTTCTATAGAATATGTTCCGTTTAATAAAGATGGTGAGTACTATGTTTTAGCACGAACTAAATATGTACTACAAAAAGTTGAAGAATATTTTAAACGAGAAGGAATAATTTACAATAGGTTTAATAAAAATAAATCTATATCAGAGAAAGTTTGTTACGCTATAAACTGTTGGAACAAGTTAGTTAATGGAGATACTATATCTTTAGGCGGGGCAAAGAATATGTACAAATACATACCAGGAGATGGTCCTATCAAAAGAGGATTTAAAACCTGGGACAAAGCTTTGGAAGATGACATTGTTGTTAGTTACAATGATTTAGTTAATAATCATGGGTTACGAGTTCCTAAAGATTTAGCTTGGAATGATGTATTAACGTTAATAAATGAAGATATTATCTTATATATTCGTAAATGTGAGAGAAGAGGTCAAGATATAAATGCTATACCTAAAATAAAAATACTTACAATTCATGGATCGAAGGGTGGCGAAGCTGACAATGTTGTGTTATTATCTGAATTATCTCGTAAATCACATACGAGTTTATTAAAAAATGGAGACGATGAGAGAAGAGTTTTTTATACAGGAATTACTAGAACTAAAAGAAATTTATTCTTGGTTCGCTCATCTAACGATTACGAATATTCAGAAATGTTTTTAAGACAAAACTTTGGATTAAATAGGATAGAACATGCCGACTGAAAGAAGTAAAAAATATCCAGGAGACTTAAACATTATAAGTTTAGGAGCAGGTGTACAATCATCAATGATGGCTCTTGCATTTAGTAGAGGGGAATACGAAGTTGTGCCAGGAGGTTCTGGTAAAATAGATTTTGCTATTTTTGCAGACACACAAAACGAAGGTGACGGTACATATGCATGGTTAGATTACTTAGAGAAACAATTAACTTTTCCAGTGATCCGGGTGACATGGGGCAATCTTCAGGAAGATGTAGAAAATTATATAGATAACGGTGTCTATAAAAGAGGAGCATCAATACCTTTTTTCTTAGTAGGATTAGATGGCAAGAAAGGTTTAGCCAACCGAAGATGTACATCCACATATAAAATAGAACAGATAGAACAAGGAATAAGACGAGAGTATGGTCTTAAAAAAGGACAGAGATGGCCTAAAGGTATGGTAGTTAATCAATACTTAGGTATCTCTTATGATGAAATATTTAGAATGAAAACATTTGAGAAAGCTTCTTATCGTTTTCACTACCCTCTTGTTAATAAAAAAGTAACAAGAATGGATTGTTTTAAATGGATGGAGGAAAGACAATATCCAAAACCTTCAAAGAGTGCATGTGTTTATTGTCCTTACCATGATAATAAATTTTGGAAAGAGATGAGAGATGAAAGACCTAAAGAATGGAAACAGTGTGTTGACTTTGATAAGAAAGTTAGGAACGCAGGACCTGCATTAGGTTTATCAAGAGCTAAAGAACTGTATATACATTCACAAAGAATACCTTTAGATCAAGTAAATTTAGATAAGGGTTCTGATCAACCAAGTCTATTTGGAGATATGGCTGATGAATGTGAAGGTATGTGTGGAGTATAGGAGAGAAAGATGACTAGAGAACAAGCTTTAAAAGACAGTGTAGATAAATGCAAAGATTTAGTTGGTTTTGAGATAAATCAAGTATCAACAGTAATGGTTAAAGGTTTACCAATAATAAAATTACAAATGAGAAGAGGAGTAGAATACCAAAATGTTTTAATTACCAGTAATCAAAAAGGAACTAAAGCCGGTTACATTAAATAACAAGGAGAAATATGGCTGAAATAGAATGGGTACCTCCTAGTGAGATACCAGAATTAGTATATGAAGCAGATGTAGTTGCTATTGATTTAGAAACACATGACCCAGATATAAAAACAAAAGGTCCTGGTTGGGCTACAAACAATGGTAAAGTTATTGGTGTTGCAATTGCAGCTAATGGTTGGAAAGGATATTTTCCTGTAGGTCATGAAAAAGGTCCTAACATTGATGAAAGAATATTTAAAAGAAATTTTAAAAAGATTTTAGATAAAGATAACATAAAAGTTTTTCATAACGCTATGTATGATGTTGGTTGGATGCGTCAGTGGGGACTAGAAGTTAAAGGAACTATTGTTGACACAATGATAGCGGCTCCTTTGATTGATGAGAATAGATTTAGATACTCATTAAATGAATTATCAAAAGATTATTTAAAAGAAAAAAAATATGAATCAGGTTTATATGAAGCTGCAGCTCAGTGGGGAACTGATGCCAAAGGTGAAATGCATAAATTACCTGCTATGATAGTAGGTCCTTACGCAGAAAAAGATGCAGAGCTTACTTTAAAATTATGGAACATATTTAAATTACAAATAAAAGAAGATGAACTTCAACAGGTGTTTGAGTTAGAAACTAAATTGTTTCCTGTTTTATTTGAAATGAAATCAAAGGGAGTGAGGGTAGATCTTGACAGAGCAGAAAGTATTAAGAAAAATTTTAAGAATACAGAGAAGAAGATACTTGATAAAATACTACAAGATACGGGTGTTGCAGTTGACATTTGGGCTGCGGCAAGTGTTGCGAAAGCTTTTGATGCGGTTGGTATAAGTTACAATAGAACTGCTAAGAGTAAACAACCTAAATTTGATAAAGGTTTTTTATCTAATCATCCTTCAGATTTAGCTCGTATGGTTGTAGAGGCTAGAGAGATAAACAAAGCCAGTACTACTTTTATTGATACTTTGTTAAAACATTCACATGAAGGTAGGATACATGCAGAGATACATCAGTTGCGTGGAGATAAAGGAGGAACCGTATCAGGTAGATTAAGTATGTCTAATCCTAACTTACAACAAATACCTGCAAGACATCCTATAATTGGACCTGCAATAAGAAGTTTATTTATTCCTGAAGAAGGAGAACAGTGGGGAGCTTTTGACTATTCACAACAGGAGCCACGGATCATTGTTCATCACGCAGTATTACATGATCTTCCTGGAGCAAAAGAAGTTGCTAATGCTTATATAAATGATCCTACTACAGACTTTCATCAAAAAGTTGCTGAGATGGCAAACATAGATCGTAAAAAAGCTAAGACAATTAATCTTGGTTTATCTTATGGCATGGGCCAGGGAAAGTTAGCTACGGAGCTTGGTCTTAATGAAGAAGAAGCTAAAGACTTGTTTAAAGAATATCACAGTAGTGTTCCTTTTATAAGACAACTTAAAAGTATGGCAACTCAACAAGCAAGTAGACGTGGGGAGAACAAAGGTTTTGTTAGAACAATTATGAAAAGAAAATGTCGTTTTAATTTATGGGAACCTGACACACCATTTAAAAAAAGAGAACCAGGAGATGTTATACAATTTAATCAACCTCTTCCAAAGCAACAGGCTCAAGATGAGTACGGTCCGGCTATACGAAGAGCTTTTACTTACACTGCTTTTAATAGAATAATACAAGGATCTGCTGCGGATCAAACCAAACAAGCAATGATAGATCTTCATGCAGAGGGAATAACCCCAATGATACAGATACATGATGAGATTGCTGTATCTGTTCGTGATCATCAAACAGCTAAGAAAATTGTAGATATTATGGAGAATGCATGTCAGCTTAAAGTACCTAGTAAAGTAGATGCCGAGTTAGGAAAGAACTGGGGAGACTCAATGTGAGTGTATCTATATCTAAAATTTTACAAGTATTAGATAATCCTGAAGCTTTACAAAACTGGAGAGAAAGAGTTGGTCATGAAGAAGCAGAAAGAATAAGTAAACGTTCTTCTACTGTAGGTACGGCTATGCATAAGTTTCTTGAGCATTGGATTGGTGATGACAAAGATTGTGTTGATCTAACAGAAGAAGGTATCTTAGGTAGAAAAATGGCACAGCAAGTCTATGACCATGCAATCAAACATAAGTTAGAAGATTGTTGGCATATGGAATCTAAATTAAAATTTGGAGATCACTATCATGGTAGACTAGATTTAGCTGGTATTTATTATCATCAACCTGTTGTTATAGATTTTAAACAATCAAACAAACCTAAAAGAAAAGAATGGTGTTGGAAGTATATGTGTCAGTTGGCAGCTTATGTGCTAGCACATAATAGCACATTCCCTAATAGACCTAAGATAAAAAAAGGTATTGTATTAATGTGTTCACAAAATCTACACTTACAAAAATTTGAGTTAGAAGGCCAAGAATTAATAAAAGCTTGGAATCATTTTAAAAGTGCGATACGCTTTTGCAAAGATAATGATATCTACGAAATCACACCAAAGCATTTCGATAAGATAAATATCTTTAGGAGCAAATTAGGATTGAGATGACAAAAGTTTTTTTATTAGTAGTAAGTTTGTGGGGATACAACGGAGACACTTGGGTGTACACAGGTAATCAAATGGTAATGAATGAACCAATGCCTAAAGAACAATGTGAAGAAATTGTATCTAGTTGGAAAAAGTTTGAGATGAATAAATACTTTAGATTTTCAATTGAATGCATTCAAGATTTTAAAAAAGATATTTGATAAAAATAATTTTATTTTGTATTACAATTTTAATATGTGTAGGTGCATTTATTTATTTTTCACCTTACCAAACGTTTATGCGTGACTGTCGTGTTGATGATTTTTTAGGTGGAGACATGAGTGATAAGTATTGTACATGGTTGTACAATGAATTTAGAAAAACCAAACCTATTACAGAGCTGTTTTACCTTAAATGCACGCTATAGTTGTTTTTTTATACACCAGAACAAAAACATAGTTTTCTGGTACAATCACCCTACCCACCCTTAAACTTTGCATTGTAGGGGTGTTTACGGGATAAAAATTTTTTTATTTAGACATCTTTTCAAGTTTTTTATTGATATTAATAACTTCGTTTTCAATTACAGCAATTCGTGTTTCTATTTTAGTAAAAATTTGTATTGCCGTCTCCATACGATCTAAATCTGTTTCCATAGCCGTAACTCTTTGACTTGTCATACCCCAAGTAGCACCTAAAGCAACAAAAACTCCTACGACCCAAACACTATCTTTAAAGGTGAAGTTCATCTTAAGTTAAATACTCCTCCGCCAGGATTGTCTATCATAAAATCTTCAAGAGACATGTCTCTATTTTCTCCTGCTAATTGATTGTACATTTTATTATTATCAGGATCTATTCCCATTTTGTAATTCATCCTATCAGGTATTCCTGAATATCCTGATACTTGATCTAAAATCATTTGTCTTTCATATGGATTTTTTCCAAATATTTCTAGTTTATCATTAAGACTAAATTGTTCATTAAACTCATCTATATAATCTTGTGTTGTTTTTTTAGGAGGAATTCTTCTATCAAAATCTTCAAAACTGTCTGTTTGACTTTGTCCTCCAAAGAAACCATCTAATCCTTGTTGCGCAACGTCCTCTACAGTTATTTGAGTAGAGTCTCTTTGTATTTGACCATCTCTGTTAATTGGATTAGTGGCACTAGCTGGAGTATCTAATAAAGGACTTATTCCTGAACCTGCAGAAGCGTTTAATCCTTTTAAATTGTTTAAGTAATTTCTAAACTCATCTACTTCTTCTGGTTTTTCTGTTATCGAACCGGATGTCATAAAGTTATCTTTAATAAATTCAAACCCTTGATCAATAACTCCTGTTGCAGCTCCTGTTGGTACTGCATTTAAAAAGTTAACTCCTGCATCTTTAGCTTTACCTAAAGCATTCATAATTAATCCACCGCCAGGAAACAATCCTCCTCCTGCAATGTTAGGACCCATGGTTTTTAAAAAATTAGTTACAGGAAATCTTTTAGCATAGGCCGCAGCTGCAGAAGGATTACTGTTAATATACCTTGCATCTGTTGTTGATAAGCATTTGTTCCATCATCATATTGATTTATAATTGCTTGAGCTGCAGAGTTAGGTACACCATTAACTGTGTTTCTTTTTATAAAATCGTTAAACTTTGGGTTTACATTAACTGTGCCTGGTTGATTTTTTAAATTTTGATTATTATTAATTAAATTATTAATTTGATCATTAGCAATTTGATTACCAGTACCTGATGCTTCTAAATAACTATTATAGTTATTGTCATTAGAACTACTAGGACTAGCTGTTTTCTTACCTCCAAATAAATCACTAAAGAAACCCATTAGATTGCCCTTCTGTTATTCATAGCTATACCTTGCATCAACGGATCGTTACCTGCTAAAGCCAATCTAGAATTTTGATTTACTTTATTCATTACATTTAATCCTCCTGTATTACTAGGTTGTACCGGAGTTGTGTTTATTGTGCCAGGATTAATTTGTGGTACAGCATTAGGATCTACCTGTGGTTTAATTTCAGGAGTAGTAGGTATGCTATCAGTTCTCATACCTGGAGCAATAAATGTATTACTATCTCCATACTTACCTTTTAAATTTTCAATAAAATCTTCAGCGGATAAGTCAGTAATTTTTTTACTATCTTTTTCATACAGTTCCATAATAGTTGGATTATCATTAGCTCTGTTTTGTATATTATTAAATTCATTTTCTAATTCACTTGGTAGATCTGGATATTGTTGTAGTAAAGCCTGCAATCCTTCTGCAAATAAACGTCCTTGTTTAGCAGAACCTGCTGATCCTTTCATTGCTTTTCCCCATAAATCTATTGTAACGGGAGAGGACATAACATAACCTAATTTTCTTGCCATAATAATACCTGCAAGTGTTCCCATACTAGGAATAGCCCCACCAACCGAAGCTGCCCCGCCTGATACAGCAAGGGTAGGAACAATAGAATTAATAAATCCTCTAAACCCACCTAGTGTTGTCTTACGAGTTAAGAACTGTGATATGTTCATGTTTTTTGCATTAAAGAATATTTCTGCAGCATCAGCAAAAGCTACTAGTTTTCTTGCATCAGGAAGATTATCAGCACCTTCTCTTGCTAAAGCCATTCCTTTATCAAAAGCAGCAAACGGAGCACCTCCCGTCATTTTTTTACCTGCACCGGTAATACCTAATCGTTTTTTAAATACTTCAGCGTTAAAACTTAAATCATCAAATGATTTAAAGTAATCTACACTAACATCTTGAAAGCCTGGTGATCCTTTAGATTGAGTAAATGATGATTCAAAGGCATCTAATAGTTTACCTTTCATACCTTTAGCAAAAACTTCAGGACCTATAAAGTCATATAGTTTTTGTACCGCTTCAGGACTTTGCCAATCATTAAATACTCTTGAAAATAATTGATCTGATTCAATAGAACCAGGAAGTTTAGCTAATGCATTGTAAGCAAACTTTTCATCCATCCCTAATTTTTTCATAGCTGTAGAACCAAATAATACAGTCATATCAGAAAAAGCTTTGTCGGCTTCTTTCAAACTTTCAAATGCTTGATTGTATACACCTGGATTTAACTTAGTCATTTTACCAAAAGATGTTTCTAGTTCTCTACTTACAGCATATAAATCATCCATCATTCGGCCATAATTTTCTTTTTGTACAGGACCAAATAATATTTCGTTTAATGTCTGACGATGGTACAACCACTCTTCTCCACTCATTTTACCTGGACCTTTATTAGCTAGTACTTCTAATTTTTTATATGCAGGTGATGCCATTTTTTGACTTTCATCTAATAATTTACTGTAACGACCATAAGCTTCCCCTGCTAGGTTTCTAGCATTAGACCAATCAAATACAGGAGCATTACCTATTGCGTCAAAATACGTTTTATATTTAGAAGAAATATTTTGTATAATATCACTTGTTACTGCTTGTCTAACTTTAGATAAATCATGTCCAAGTTCAGCTGCATTTATAGAAGGACCAAAATTAAATAACTTATCTGCTTCTTTTATAAATGTTCTACGTTTTTCATCGAAACCTTTTTTAAACCCTGCACCTAAGAAAGGTAGTTTTGTAATAGCTCCAGGCATAGCTCTAACAAATCCATATCTACTTATGTCTGTTGTACCAGGAGTAATACCTGTTAAGCTTTGTATTTCTTCGGCTCTTTTTAATTCGTTCTTACCTACACCTCCAAGAACATTACGCCCAAATCCTTTTAGTAAAGCAACGCCAGGACGAAACATACCAAAAGCTGTACCCCATATTAAATCTCTTTTTGCTTCTTCTTTTAAATAGTCCATGGTCTCAGCTACATCAGGTCTATCAATACCTTGCTTCATTCCCATAAACTCACCTATCTCATTATAAGTAGGCGTATATAACATTCCTTTATCATTTAGATTATTTAACAATCCTTCATATCCAAGTAGTCCTGAAAGATAACCTACAGTTCCTCCAAGTATACCACCTGCAATTGTTCCTGCAGGTCCTGCGATTGATCCTGCCATAGCTCCAAGTCTAGCTCCACCTATTGTACCGCCAACCGAACCAGCAAAACTCATACCAAGTTTAGTCCATGGAAAAGGATTAGGTCTTTCTGGATTGTAACTATTAGTTCTAATAACGTTATCGGTAACTGCTTTAGGATTTATTTCATTTTCTGTATATCCTGCAGCTCCTACAAACAAATTTATTTTACGCATTATATCAGTTTGTTTTAAACCTGATTTCATTCCTTTAGATGTTATAGAAGCAATACCTTCTCTTACTTCAGGTAATTTTATTTTATGTCTTTTAGGATCGTACCTAGTAAAATTTTTCTTTGGTGATTCTTTTTCTGCTGCTTGTGTTTCTCCAAACATATTGGTTGGTAAACTTGATCCAGGGGGCAGGAATGTTGGTTGATCACCATCGGCAAAAGTTTCCACAACTTCTTCCATTTCAAATATCATAGGTTCTCTTTCAGTATACACAAATGGATTAGGATCTTCGTTAGGATTATACGTTAACCCTTGATTTTGTGCCTGTTCACCAGACTGTCTTAAATTAAATAATTCTTCTAACGTAAACATTATAGTATATCCTCTATTATTCCTGGAGGTAAAAATCCATCTAATTCATTAGATAAGTCTAGTCCGTTAATTGCTGATCCTGCACCAGAATAGTTATTATTAGTATTAATTGTTCCCGCTAAATTATATCCTCCATTAACAGCACTTCCGTCTCTTGATAAAGCATATCCATTTTCTTCTATTTGATTAGTAGAAAATACTTTTAATAGTTCTTGGTTGTATTCATTAACAAAAAAATCTAACAACGTATTGTATCTGTTCATAACTTTACGATCTGTATTAAAAAATCCATCTAGCTTAACTATTTTACCAGCAGACCTAATAACGTCTTTCAATAGTCTGTTAGATCCTTGAATATAACGAGCGTAAGAAAACGTCATGTTGGTTTGTAAAATTGGTAGTATAGATATATCAGATGAACTAAACATACCTACATCACTATACATTTGATTTACTTCTTCTTGTCCATTTAAATATTGTTCTTCACTAATATAACCTTCATCTAAGTTTTGTTTATTAACTGCTTGTAGTGCTTTGTAATTTGTATTGGCTTCATTAACTATTTGTGCATAATCTAAGTTAAGACCATACGCAGTGTTTAAAGCAATCAATTCTTTTTGTGCTTGACTTGGTGCTTCTGAAATAGCTGTTGCATAATTAGGATCAATACCCACCATTTTTTGAAATAATTGAGAACCTTCTGTCATTAAATCTTTAGACATTTTACCAAAGTTTCTAACTTCATAACTCATACCAAAAATGTTTTCTCCATTTTGATGATGTTTATCACCAATACTTAATACTTCCGATGCGGTGTTTGCTCCTTGCATAATAAAACTTAACATGTTTAATGATTCTTTTTTAGCACCATCATCACCACCTAAAGGTCCATCAAAAAATGTTTGTCCTGCTGCTGTATCTCCCGCTAACTTATCAGACAATCTAAAAATTGGTTTGCCTACCATGTTATCAGGAACTTTTTTACCATTAATTTCTCCAGGATATACCATACCCATATACATTTCAGCTTCTCCGGGACTAAGAATTGATTTATAAAATTCTACTTGACCATTTACTGTGCCTTTTGAGTCATATCCTATTGTTAATACATCTGCGTAAGCTGCAGGATTAGGATTAAATAATTCTCTTGCTTCTTTTTTTTCATCTCTATAAATTTCATAAGCTAAACCACCAATCTCACGAGCCTGTTTTTGTTTTTCCAAACTAAGAGCCATCATGGTATCTGTAACTGGTGTAAGAGCTTGACCTAATTCATCAAGAAATCTAGGCAACTTTCCTCTTCTATCCGATCTTGCTTTTAACAATTCAGTTCCAAACTTTAACATCATTAATTCTTTGGGAACTTCCATCTCCGGCATAATGCTTTCAAGCTCACCTCTTATTCTCTCTAAATGTTTGTTCTTAACTAATTCAGGATCTTCTCCCTCGTTACGTTGTCTTTCCTCAGTGACAATGTTTGCAGCATTATCTGCCGATGCTTTAGATAATTGAGTTTGAATTTGCATTTCTAAAGCTAATCTATCTGATTTTTGATGATCAGTTTCACCATTAGAATTAGTAGACCCGGCATTCATTGTAGTGGTAATTATTCCTACTGTTTCATCATCTGTTTCATATAAATTTTCACTACTGTATGATTGATCGATAACTCCGTCAGCTGCATTTTTATTATCTATACTACCTGTATTAGCTCCGGTTTCCGCTGTTACTGTACTTGAATTTTTATTTAAATCAGGATTAGCGCTGTTTTTACTTTGTATATTTTCATTAGTAGCTGCTAAAACTATATTATCATTAGGATCAGATACTACTTCATCTTTAAGATTTTGGTTTTGACTTACAGTGTTTTGATTTGTTTTAGCAGATAAAGCTGTATTAATATTTGTTAAAGTAATGTCATAAGCTGTAGCAAACTGATTAGAAATTGCATTTTTCTTTTGAAATTCTATCTTACCTTTTAAATCTAATAAAGCTTGTGTGCTCATAGTGTTAAGTTGTGACGAATTAGGTAATTGTGGCATGTTGGGACTAGCCATTTGATTAACATTATTTTGTTGAAAGTCCTGAATATTAAAATTTTTAAATCCTTCAGCAATTCTTGCACCTACATCAGGTAAAAAAGTTTGTTGATTAGGTCTAGCAACCTCAGGAACAATTCTTTGATTTATTCTAAAATCTTTTTCTTCCTGCGATAAAGAAGAATTAGGATTAATAAAAAAATTATTTACCATTAGAGTTTACCTAACGTACCTAAACCTCCGAGCAACGAAGCACCAGTTCCTAACATTTGTGAGAAAGGACTTCCAGGTTGTCCGTAAGATTGTTGATATTGGTATCCCATTGTAGATGGTGAACCACCTAATATATCTGACATAAAACCATACAACTGCATAGGTTGATTTTGTGCTTGTAAAACATTTGCTCTTTGACGATCTAGTTCTGCTTGAGCTCCTGATTGTTGTTGCTGTCCTAAACCCATCATTGTAGAGAATTGTTGTTGTCCCATACCTTGTGCCATTTGAGCTTGGTTTTGATATCCTTGATTTAATCCCATACCTAATGCACCAAGACCTTGAGCTCCTGCCATGCCTCTTTGTTGTTGATTTGTAAAAGCACCGTATGCTTGTCCCATTGCATTATTAAATTGATCTGTGTAAGCATCACGAATAGTACCCATTCTTGCTTCATCAATCATTCCTGATTGTATCTGTCCTCTTGAGCCACCAAAGACACCACCCATAGCTTGTTGTCCTGCTGCTTGGTTTTGTGCTAATTGTGATTGTTCATTTATTTTATCAGTAATGTTATCCATGTAAGGATTCATGTAATTCTGATAAGAACCTGGATCAAAAGTAGCTGCTGCTGATTGACTATATAAATCGCCGGCTTGCGCTCCGTATTTATCTAAAGCACCTAAACCTTGTGCCATTTCCGATGATCCGAGAGCATCGCCTGTTTTTGTAAACCCTGTTGATGGATCATAACTATAACCCATATTAGCATACGCCATTTTGTATGCTTGTTGTTGTGCTGGAGATAACCCTGCTAACTCAAAATCAGGAAGGGGCTGTGCTCCTCCTACATAATCTTGTACGTTTTCAATAAGGTTTGTGTAACCTTCTTGTATATACTCAGGAGGTAAATTTTGAATAATTTGTGTTTCAGCCATACATTACGCTCCCATCTTCTGCACCTTTAAAATTGTAACCCATATCTTGTGCCATAGGTTTAGTTTGTTTTCTTAAAGCATCCATCATATCATGTCCTTTTTTCGTGTCTCCTCCACCCATAGCATACAATGCATACTCTGGTATAATATGTTCATTATTACTTACCAACATATCACTTGTTTGTCCTGTGTTTTGATCAACTATTTTTCCTGGTATAACATCTTCCCGGCCGGTGCCAGGGCCCATGATTTTTCCACCTTGGTCAAATGCTGCTAAACCACCGTTAGCTTTTTTGTTTTTATAAAATTCTTCTACTTCTTGTACATATTTAAATAATTCTTCTTGATATGTAGTGCCATTACTATCTGCTTTTCGTTGTATAAACTCAATTAGTTTAGGATCATCATAATAGAATTCTCCGTTACCAAATGTTTTACCTTCATCAGAAGGACTACTATAAAATGCTTCTTGATTATCTGTCATATCTACTTTAGTAGCTCCGTCTTTAACTGCTTGTTCTTGACCTTTTGTTAAATCTAATTGATCACTTGAATTACCTGTTCCTAATTCTTTCATTGCTTCTGCTGCACCCATCATTAATACTTCTTTAGCAGCACCTACTCCTTGATCCATGCCTTCACCTTCGCCTGTATCAACATATTGTTCAAGATCTTGTATTCCCATACCATCTGCTGCTTCTAAAACAGATAGTGGTGTTTTAGATGGATCGTTTAATAAAAACTGTCCGGGTACATCCATTTTTTGTGCCATTGATCCACCAGCTGAATAACCACGAGGAATGCCACCTTCTTTTAATGCACCTATTGATTGTAAGTATCCATAAATAGATGACGATGGTATTTGTGTTATACCTTGATAGTAATCTTGAAATCTTTTGTTTATATTTTTAAGGGGATCGTTATCCGGATCGTATTTATATTCTTTTGGAATTTCATCTTCAGGAATTGGTTCTTCATCAAATGCTCCGAGTCCATAAGCAAGTGCTGTACCTCCAAGAGCTGCCGGCAAATAACGATACATGCTACCTGGTGCTAATGCTTTACCTGTTAATGGATTGTTTTCCATTGTTAAAGCATCTTTAAATCTTGACATAGCTGTTTCGCCTTTAAGAGTTTCTCCTGGAATAAAACGATCAACAGGTATTCCATCTGTTCCTCCTGGAATTATAGAACCTGTTAATTGATCAGGAGATCTAGCCATTAACAAATCACCAAGACCTTTGTTCATTGGGTTAAAGAAACCACCTGTACCAGCATTTTCAATGCCAAACATTTTGTTAGTAAGTCCTGTATTAAATAATCGGTTTTGACCACCATACATGGTTCCTGAACCGAAACCACCAAGACCGCCT